GCAATATGGCGCTCGATCTAGCTTGTCGGTCATTGACCGTTTAATGGTTTTGGTTTTACCGCAGACTTCGCATCGATAATCGTATTCAGCCACTATTCGTCCGCTTCGTATTCGTGCATGGATAGCCAATCAAGATATGACACTATCAATTTCAACATCCTTTATTGCCATCGTACCGCAGCTCAGGCATTGAACAAATCGAGCTTTATCGCCTAACGGCAACTCATCCTTCATTGAAGCGTGATGGGTGACCTTCTGTTCGATCTTGCATAGGTAAAGTGTTTTCTCCATGGCTTGATCTCCTTAAATTCTCGATTGGATGTAGGTTGTATTGATCGACCCAATAAGTCGGTTGGTCGCGTCTGCGCCATTTCTTGTTTTTAGCCGCGAATATGGGAATCCAGCCTTTTAATGTGTATATGGGACTTTTTCCCGTGACGAGAATTGCGATATCCGTATTTCTGTCCGTGTCATAGATGATGAGCGAACCTGCGTCATATTTTGTCCATTTGACTTCAATGATGGATCCGACGTCAGCTGTGCGCTTGAATCTGGATTTTCTTGGATCAAAGTCAGCAATTCCAAAATACTTTGCAACAGCAATTTCAGCTCCGATTGATTCGGCGACTTCGCAGATGTAATCGTGGAAATCAAGGCTTTTATTGTATCGACTTTTGTGATCCGGTTGTCCATCAATTTCCTCTACTCTCTCAAGAGCAACGCGAGCTGCTTCCCATTCATCCTCATGGCTGATTTTTATCTTCATCGGCAAGCCTGACACATCCACAGCAAATTCACACCCATTCGGGTTGTGTAAGTACCGCCAGTTGTTTTTTGCCATTTTTCACAACCATCGCACCATTCGATCGGAATGTCATCGTTTTCATTAATTACTGTTCCATCGACTTCAATAAATAACTTGCGTCCATCGGGCATTTCCATGTGTAGGCCGCTCATAGTCGCACTCTCCACTTTCCATCGCTTTCTAGGCGATACCAAATAGCCGAGCATTGTTGTTTCTTGTCGCGCTCGCTGCATACATACCCACGGTAAGGATTTCCGTTCTTTTCGCCTTGCTTTAAGATCATGTGACCGTGGGCACACAAAGGCGATTCCTCGATAACTTCGGTTCCAATTTGCTCTTTGACGATTTCCACGGCTTGTGCAGCTGTAGTAAATCCTTGCTCAATAAATGGTTTATTCCATGGATCCTCATCGACAAATGCTTTTGGCATTGTCTCAACTTGTTCCATGTTTTCTCGCGTTGGCTTTTCATCGGATCCAAGTACCACCGACGCAGCTCTGCCGATGGCGCTCGAAACTGTGTCTTCAATGTACCAACGTTTCATTTGCGGGTTGTAAGCACCAACCATGCCATGCGCGTAGTCAATCGCAGCTGGTTTCTCATCCTCATAGCGACGATAAATTCGGCACTCGATGAGAATGTAGCCTTTTTCTGGCGACCAATCGATTATTGATGTTTCGATGCGATTTGTAGGCCATGTGGCGTGTAATCGCTGGACTTTCTGATTGACCGTTTCGTAATTGTCCAAGAATCCCATTAGCGGTTCACCGCCTTATTGATAGCTGAGCCGCGACGATACCCGATGGCTTTGCCTTCCTTATAGCCGTCTGAACGACCGACGTAATAACCACAATATAAAAAGAAAATATGGCTTATCACAAGGATGATTTGTAAGACTGTCATTTTTGCTCCCGATCAGGGAGATACTGTGCTTCTCTCCCTACAAATAGGGTGAACCATGAATCCGACATTTGCAAATACCACGCTCAAATTGCGGCGTGTCGCTAACCGTACACCTTACCTTCAACGATAAATGATCCGTCGCGTTCGATTGGGACAAGCTGCGGTGCTACCCTTGATCCATGAATCCTTAATATCCCAAACCCTTGTGTCCAGTTGGCTGTGCCCTTTGTATATTTGGCTTCGGCAAAATTCATCAAATTGCCAACTTCCATGCCATAAAGCGTACGTCCCACCTTATATCCGCTAGATTCTGTAAATGTCATCAAGCCCAATCGATGCGTATGGCCTTGAACGACGGATTTGCCGTGAAGTCTTGCAGCTCTCATCGCGCTTGCTCCGGCCGTTGGCAACGTACCTTGTTCATCACCGTGAATAGCAATCCAATTGGTTCCAGCAATTTCGTATGGCTTGCGATGAAATTTGATTCCCATTTCATCAAGGCGCATAAATCGTTCAAATTGCAATTCTTGCAATTCGCGTAAAGCCGGTAATCGCATCGCCAAGGAATTGAATAATCGATCTGTGTGATTGGATCGCACCATATTCGCTACCGGTACCGATCCAGTCAATTCCCATAATATATCCACGCAGGTATCTCGATCATCGCCAATGGTTGTCTCATATTCCTCAGCTGTGCCACGGCTCCAACGACTTATAGTGTTGAAATCTATTTCATCGCCAATCAAAATCACTTCGTCAGGCTTAAAATGGCGTATAAATTTGGACAGGTTACGTATTGCCTTTGGGTCATGAAATGGAACCTGCATATCCGAAACCACGACCACTTTTCTCATTAGTCGTCGTCCTCGTATTCATCCGGATCAATGCTTCCGATTTTTTCTATTGGCTTTGCTGGCAAAATCCAGTCTGGAAATGACCCTTTATCTGTAACCATAAATAAAGCTGTGGCGTCATTAAAACCCGCTTTGCGTAGCGATTTGTAATACTCATTGAGCGCGATGCACCAAGCATCAAGCGCGTTGTAAGTATCTAAGTCAATGACTTTTCTTTTTCCAGCCATAGCATAAGTCTAGAATCTAGTCAATCAATTTTTGGTATAACGCGTCTAAACGCGCTTCAATGCGATTGACTTGATCTTTCAAGCTTGAACCGCCATTAGGTTGCAATTCACGCATGATTGAACGCACGACAAATTTCATTACGGAGTAGACGGCGGCGATTACCGTAAAGGCACCGGTAATCACCACCGCCCATGCGTCCGGAGTCACTTCCCCTTGATCCCGAAACTGGCATCATCTGGATTGAGCCAACGCAAGATTACAGGCAATACGGCAGCTGCGCCAGCCCCAAGAATTGCTTTTGGATCAGATACGCCAGCGAGATAAACGGCGATGCAAGCTGCGAGAAATGAACGTCCCCACGATGCGGCCATTTGCTTCAATGATTTCATTTTTTACCCTTTCGTGCTTTCCTGGTTGGCATTGGTGCTACTTCAATGACTGGATATTCGCCTTTATACGGTACATATTTGGGACGGCCATATCCAACAATTTCTTTGTCCGTGCGAACCTTAAGCAAAACCATTCCGCCATTGCGTTGATCTCCACCGCGAGATGTGTTGCCTTCAATTGTCAAGACATTACCGTTATCCATGCCGACAACAATTCCAACGTGGCTAATACGATCGACGCCATCATGCGGAAAATCCATGAACGCCAAATCACCGCGTTCGGGCTTTTCATGCCATCTGGAAATTTCCTTAAACTTGTGAGCGCCTAAAGCCGTTCCGACAACGCTATGTACCTTGACGCCAGCTTGAGCCAATACCCAATTACAAAATGATCCGCACCAAGGCAGACCATCGGCTTTCATAAATTTGCCGTATTTTGTAATGTTTTCAGGTTCCTCAATTGTTCCTTGCTCTTTAAGAGCAATTTCAATTGCGAGCGCAGCTGTGCCTTGTGGATAAATCATCCGAGTAATAAAGCCGCTTCCTCGGCGGTCAATCCTAATTTGGCAAGAATTGCATTTCTTTGAACATTTGCAGCCTCAATTTTTTGCTCACGATCTAAAATTGCCAAAGGCGCTGCTGCTTCGATTTCAGCCAAAGTTGGCTTTTTTGTTTTTGAAATCCATTGCAAAGTATCGTAATCGTTATCAGATAAAGTCCAAACTTCATTGGGACGCATAAAAGCAAGAGTGAGAGCAATATCCATTTTCAGGCTCCAATTTCCATAATAGTTATAGATGATGTTCCAGCTGCGGTTGAATCATTTCCGGTTCGATTCACCACAGCGGTTGCACCCGTACAACGAATTTGAAGCTTGTACGTTAATGCACTCGTTGTCGCTGGAGAATCAAGATAGTGATTTGATGCTGGATGGTGATAAGCCATCTCGGGAGCGGTTGTCGAATCGTTGTATCGACTTACCATATTCCATCCATTAGTAGAAGCCGAATTAGCAATTT